ACTTCTTGTGTTCTTGGCACTGCATCTGGTATTCATCCACACCATTCAAAGCGATATTTTCGTCGTGTACAAGCAAATAAGCTCGAATTCCCTGCTCAGAAGTTTATGGAAGAAAATCCATTAGCTGTAGAAGAATCTGTATGGTCGGCAAATAATACTGATTTAGTTGTTACATTCTTATGCGAAGTTCCAGCCGGTGGAATTATTAAAAACTCCGTATCAGCAACTGATCTATTAGAACGTGTAAAGTTGACACAACAAAATTGGGTTGAAGCCGGTACAAATAAGAAGTTATGTACTGATGCATCATTAAGGCATAATGTATCAAATACTATTACTGTGCAGCCCGACGAATGGGAAGAAGTTGCTAATTACATTTATAAGAATAGAAAATGGTTTGCTGGTATTTCATTACTTCCTGCATCAGGCGATAAGGATTATCCACAAGCACCATTTACAACTGTACATACACCAACAGAGATTGTAAGAGAATATGGTGATGGTGCTGTTATGGCATCTGGTGTTATTGTCGATGGGTTGAAGGCATATAATAATGATCTTTGGAAAGCATGTGATGTTGCACTAGGTATTACAAATGGCGTACATGATCCTGGCCCAGAACCTGAATTTCCAAAGAATAAGACTAATAAGGCATTGGCTGAATATTACGGCCAGAAAGAAGAATGGGAAGAGATGTTCCAAAAATGGAATTGGATCCGTCGGGCCAAACAGTTTGCTGAACGCTATTTTGGAAATGATTTGCGGGCAATGACGTATTGCTTAAAGGATGTACATAATTGGAAGTTATGGTGTGATCTATCTAGAGAATATAAAGATATCAATTGGTCTGATGTGGTTGAAGAAAATCCATTCTTTGAAGACATTGATACTATGGGCGCTCAGGCCTGTGCGGGCGGAAAATGTACTCTAAGCTTAGATATATAGTAAGATGAATATAAACTGTAATTGCGTAAATTGTGAAATGGATTTTGTTCTAGAATTCGATGAACTACAATGTATATTAGACGATGAGGATTGCTTAATACCCGAATATTGTCCATTTTGTGGAGAGGAGCTTCTTTCAGATGAATAAATACCATTATGTGGTATTATAATGAAGAAGTATTTGAACTACCAGAGGACGCATCACCTAAAACAGTATATGGCTTTGTATATTTAATTACTCATAAAGAGAGTGGCAAGAAATACATTGGCAAAAAGTTCTTTTGGAGTCAACGAACTAAAACTGTAAAAGGCAAGAAGAAACGAATAAAGGTTGAATCTGATTGGAAGGATTATTACGGTTCAAACAAATATCTCAATGAAGAACGTGAACTTATAGGCAATGATGCATATAAACGGGAAATTCTTCACCTATGTACCAATAAAGCAGAATGTGCTTATTTGGAATTAGTTGAGCAGGTAGAACGAAAAGTATTACTATCTGATGAGTATTATAATGGATTTATTGGCACAAAATGCGGTCCGAAGGGATTAAATCGGTTAAGAATGCTCTAAGTAGTTGGTAACCAATAAGATAAAACGGTGTACAGTTTTATTTTAATATAGTATAATTATAAATAAGATTATGGATATATTTAAGACAGCACGGATTATGATTGGTACTTCTGGTAATGAAATTATTGACAAAACTAAAATGTAGTGTACTATACGTACCTGGTACAGGATCTGTTGCTAATGATCCTACAAATGAAAAAGTAAAATGGCTAAAGAGGCATTGTGAAAATGTTTCTGTACTTGATACGCAGGGCTCGTGGTCAGATGATGCATATTTAGATGCATATACTAAACTCCATAAAGAATATGACTACATCATTGGATCATCTCTTGGAGGATATTGGGCTCAACGTTTAGCAGCTTTAGAAGGGGTGCCATTTATTGCGATTAATCCCTCAGAAGTTGATACCATATTGGATTATGGTGGATTAATAATTCAATCAACGCATGATAGTGTTTTAGGTGAAAAATGCCAGCAAAGCATATATGATATAGCTAAAGACATTTATGCAATTCATAGAATCGATTCTGATGATCATCGACTCAATGATGTGTCTGTATACGAAGATGTATTGTACGATTTCCTCGAAAGCTTTCATATGTGTAATTTTTAGTGTACATTTAGCCTAAAATATGGTATTATTATATAATGATTATTGTAGATTATATGAGCATTGCAATGAGTGTGCTATTCACTCAAATGCAAAATGAAAAGATTGAAGAAAAGCTTTTGAAGCATATGATCCTAAACACTATTAGGGCATATAATGTAAAGTTTCGAAATGATTATGGTAAGCTTGTGCTAGCATGTGATGAACGGTCGTGGAGAAAAGATGCTTATAATCAGTATAAAGCAAATAGAACTAAATCACGGACTGAAGATGATACTGATTGGGATATGTTCTTCAATATCATTAACGAGCTGAAGTCTGAAATTGATGAAAACTTTCCATGGAAGGTTGTTTCAGTATATGGCGCAGAAGCTGATGATGTAATTGCTGCTTTGGTTTTTAATTCACAGGAATTTGGTCAACATGAAGATATCATGATTGTATCGTCTGATAAGGACTTTATTCAGCTTCATGTGCATAAGAATGTTAAACAATTTTCTCCAGCAACAAAGAAGATGGTAAAGGATAAAAATCCTTCTAATTATCTAATTGAGCATATCTTTTCAGGTGATTCGGGTGATGGCGTGCCTAATGTAAGATCAGGAGATAATACGTTTGTTGATGGCCTTAGACAAAATAGGTTAACTACAAAGACGAAAAAGCTATGGTTGGAAAATTTAGATAATCTTGAAAGTGTTATGACGCAAGATGAATATCGTAATTACCAACGTAATAAAAAGGTTATTGATCTACGAGAGATTCCATCTGATTTAAATGATAAGATTATTGAAACATATGATAATGCATCTACTAAGAATAAACTATTTAACTATCTTATAAAATCAAAACTAACTAAACTAATTGGATCTATTTCTGATTTTTAATACTATGAAAAAGCTAAAACATATTCACGAAATCTTAGAAGCAGCTGCTGAAGCTAAAACAAGAGAAGAAAAGATAAAGGTTCTACAAGATTATAATTGCTTGGGACTAAGAGATATTCTTAACGGTGCATTTAATGATAATATTAAATGGGCTCTTCCAACCGGAGCGCCGCCATATGAAAGTAATCAATCTGATGAAGGATTGTATCCAACTGACCTTAGACGTGAAACAAAACAACTACGGTATTTAGTAGATCATCCATCTAACGCAAAGGTTCTTCGGGCAAAGAAAGAACACATCTTTATTCAAATGCTTGAAGGTGTACACCCAAAGGATGCCGAATTACTTATCCTTATGAAGGATAAGAAGCTTACTGGTAAATATAAGGGCATCACTAAAGCATTGGTTGCAAAGGCATTTCCAGGATTGGGTATTTAATAATGCCAACATATGAATATTTCTGTGATAACTGTGAATTTCATGAAGAATTTCAGTTATTAATATCCAAACGTGATAGTCTAATTGATAGTGATTGCCCTAAATGCAAAGAAGGCAAACTGCAAAGACAGATTGGATCGCCTAGAATGTCATACGATACCCAAGGGGCATTAAAACGGGCAGGAGATGGTTTTAAAGAAGTGCAACAGAAAATTATTGAAAGTGGATTAGGAAGGGGACATACAGTTCGTGTTAGATAGATTACAACTAGAATTCACATTAATGGAATATGCTGATCCTACACTCTTTTTTACAGCATTCTATAAACAATGTCAAGCAGCCGGATTTTCTTTAAAGAAGGAGTACACAGATTTAAAAGAGTTAGTTGATCATATGCATGAACATTTTGATAGAGTTCATCGTATGAAAGCAATGGATAGTATTATATTCATATTCTGTAATAACGAAAATTTTGATAATGATGAAGGAGAAAAAGATAATTAGAGGTATACCACTTGGGTTTAGATATGATATTCATATTAATGATGAAATCGGCCCACCTGACAAATATTTAAATGAGCTGCATATTATTAGGGATGCTACACCTAATGATATTGTAAATATTTTCATTAATTCATATGGTGGAAGAATTAATACGGCCATCCAATTTATGAATGCCATGGCTAATTCTTCTGCTGCAACAATTAGATGCATCGTTGAAGGCGCTTGTCATTCTGCTGCAACAATGATATTTCTATATGGTGATGCATATCATATAGCCGAACATTCATCTTTCTGTTTTCATAACTATTCCGGTGGATGTATTGGCAAAGGAAATGAAATTGCTAGTAAAGCTGATCATGATAAAGAGTGGTCAAATAAACTGGCACATTCTGTATACAACGAATTCCTAACAAAGAAGGAGATTGACGATATGCTAAATGGTAAAGATATATGGCTAACTCCAATTGAGGTTAATGATCGCCTTATTAAGCGCCAAAAGGTTGCAGAAAAAGCAAGGAAGAAGGCAGAAAGAGATGCAAATAAATCAACTTGAGTTTCCATTTACTAATACACACACATCTTCTGTTCTGAAATTAGTCGTGTATGACGATACTGATGATCCATCGGTGCATATCATGCCCCATGATGATTTTTCGTTTTACACAATTCGTAGAATTACAGAAGCTGCTAAGACAAACGGAATAGATTTTAAGTTATATTTAAATGAAAATATCCTGCTTAATTATACGGATGGCTTAACAGATTGGCATTTACTATATTATAAATAGCTATATGAAAAGCTTTTCTGAATTCATTTCTGAAGACAAGACTGTATTTGATTATCTTCTATTTCCGCCTCAGGGTAAGGAATTAGAATATGCTATGCAGATATCTAAAATGAAGAATAGCTCCAAATATGTTTATAGAGGTATATCAAGAGCTGAGTATAAATCTTTAAAGAAACATGGAAAGGTTGTTTCGAAAGGTGTTGGTAATACTCGAAAAGGTATGACAGGATCATATGTTTCAGACGATATTCAACTTGCTGGCCGATTTGCATTACGAGCATGGAAGGATACCGGAGGAGCGTATATATTGACTATCGAGAGAAAGAGCCTACCTGACATTACACCAGCAGATCCAGGTAATTATTTTACCTCATTTATACCTCTAAATTCTGTAAAAAAGACATTTGAATTAAAATAATTCATAAGTAGTTGATTATCAACAAGATATTTTAGTGTACAAATATCTAAATTTATGGTATTATTATATCATGAATAAAAAATATATCATGGTTCCAGAGGGGACGGTAAATCGAATTTATGCTATTCGAGATTTTGGTAATGTACAAGCGGGCGACAAAGGTGGCTTAATCGAATCTGAAAAGAATCTAAGTCATGAAGGTGACTGTTGGGTTACTGGAAATGCTAAGGTTTCTGGAAATGCAGAGATTTATGGAAATGCTTTGGTTGCTGGAAATGCTTGGGTTTTTGGAAATGCTGAGGTTTTTGGAAATGCTAAGGTTTCTGGAAATGCTAAGGTTTCTGGAAATGCTTTGGTTTATGTAAATGCTTGGGTTTTTGGAGATGCTGAGGTTTCTGAAAATGCTTGGGTTGCTGGAAAAGCTGTGGTTTATGGAAATGCTAAGGTTTCTGAAAATGCTTGGGTTTATGGAAATGCTTGGGTTGCTGGAAATGCTGTGGTTTCTGAAGATGCTAGGGTTTCTGAAAATGCTTGGGTTGCTGGAGATGCTAAGGTTTCTGAAAATGCTTGGGTTGCTGGAGATGCTGAAGCTTCAGAGACCCTTCTAAAGGTTGATCGTAATCTTGCAGGAAATAAAAATTTCGTTATTATCTTCGAATACAACAATGAAATTTGGGGTGATACTTATCGATATAAAGATGAATGTCTTCAATTTTATAATGAGGATTTAGACAAATTTGAAAATGTTGAAGAACCTTATACTGGCAATAAACTTCTAAAGGTAGTATATAAATGGAAAACAGAATAAATCAGGACGAAGAATTAGCAAAGGCTATCGATGCCAGTTTAACTATTGGCAATACATATAATTTGGGTAAATATTGCCAATGTCGGCAAATGCAGGGATTTTCTGGAGGAAGTTGGGTTTTTGAATTCTTGCAACCCGATGGAAATGTAAAGGTTTTGTCACCACAAACCGTTCAGCGTATTGGTTTACAAGAAGCTGATGAAAAGGCCTTTGATGAACTTTATGAAAAATATAAAGAATATCTGAAAGGATGGGAATAAACATTTATGGCGAAAAGACAACTAAAAAATAAAACAAGTGGTAAAACATACGGAAGGTCATGGGGCCCTCTTGTATGGGAGCCAAAACTTGGTCGAATGACCACAACTAAAATAGCAAAAGCTATTAAAGAAAATAAATCATGAACTTAGGAAAATATTTAACATCATCATGATGTTCCTTTAATGAAACATATTCTAACAGACGTCGATGGAGTGCTCCTGAATTGGGTCGATCCTTTTCACGCATGGATGGAAGATCGTGGTTATGATCTACAAGACAGTAACCATTATTATATGTCCAGTGCGTATAATATTCCAGTAAAACAAGCCATGTGTCTTTTGGAAGAATTCTGTACATCGGATGCAGCATGTAATCTAAAGGCATATGCAGACGCAGCAGTCTGGCTCCCACGTCTGGCAGAAAA